GAGGAGTACTACTCAATAATATCACTTAATCATCTAAAAAATTAATAAAAAAAGATATTTACACAATACGATTATCATATTAAATATCAACTAGATAAATATCGCCTAATTTCAAAAAAAAAAATAAAAAATAATAAAAAAATTAATGATAAATGAAACAAAACAAATCAAAACACATTGATTGATATAAATCTAATTTTTCAAAAGTTTTCTTGTGATCATTCAAATGTTGCAAAATAACTTTATAAGGTTGCCATTTGTGATGTATAATTTCATCTTTTGCATTTTGATCAAATCAAACCGTTAAAATTGAATCTAACAAAAATTCATATATCTGATGTGTATTTTTTTTTGTATATATCTCGCATTCATACAATTTTTCAAAAAGAATTTGAAGATTTGAATTTTTAGGAATAAATGGAATTTCCATTTTATTTATTATTTATTATTTATTATTTATTCTTTAGTATTTATTATTTATTCTTTAGTATTATGTTATTATATATAATACAATAAATCATAATAATATATTATAATTTTCATTTTTTATATTATATGTCTAATATTCTAGATTTATATAATAAAATGATTAAAGCAAAAAAACATTATCAACATGTAACAACAAATAATAATTTTAAAATATTTTATGAAATTAAACAACACTTATTTCAAGAACTTGATAATATTTCATTAAATGAGAATAATTGGATTATAAATGATAATAATTGGATTATAAATGATAATAAATGTATTAAATGTATTAAATGTATTAAATGTAATTATATAATTAGTTGTATTGATATAAAATTGCTAAAATATAAAAAATTAATACATCAAGAATTTAATTGCAAATAAAATTCTTTATATATTATTTCTATTTTAATATGATGATTCATAATATTTATTATATAATTAAGTTTAACTTTAGATTCAAATTTAGATTCAAATTTTATATATTATTTAATAATATATATGGATAAATATTATAATAAATATTATAATAAATATATAAAATATAAACAAAAATATCAAATATTGAAATTAGAAAAAATGATAAAAAATAAAATAACATTAACTTTATATAATATGCATATATTTATTGATTATATTACAAAAAATAAACAAAATAAAAATAAATTATTAACTTTTGCAATAAAATATAATCATGATGATCTTATAAATTTACTATCAAATCAATAAATTTATATTATATGCAAATGATCTCACATTATTTAGATAATTAATATATTTTACTTTATCATCTTTTGATAAATTTAAAAATTCAATATTAAAATCAAATACATTATCCATAAATTCATTATATGATTTTTTATTCATAGTTAAAACTTTTGGATTTATTTTGTGATATGTTTCAGAAAATATACAATTCTTACATTCAAATAATTTATTATCTGCTCTTACATAATTATTGCAACAAAATTTACCAATTTCTTTATATTTCTGTTGATGATCAAATAAATCTTTTCCACAATTATCACATCTATTTTTATAATTAATTGTTACAAAATTTTCACATGTATTATGTTTATATTTTGAAAAACCACATGTTTCACAATCTGCAAAAAAATCTGTAGTATAATATTTTTGACAAATAGTATGATCTTCTTCAAAATAATTACAATTCTTACAAAGCATACATTTGAATAGATCAATTACTTTTATCTTATGATCTCTTTCATTACAAATAGAATTCACTAATTCTTCACTTGTCTCGAACTTTTTACATGTACCGTCATCGCTCAAAGTTAAGCCTCCCTTGGAGGTCCTTAACTTTGACGATATGCTAGCGTTTTCGGCTCCAAGTTTAGAAGGTTCTAAACTTTTAGCGGAAACGGTACACTTATTTTTTGATATTTTTGATAATTCTGATAGAAACTCAATAAAACCATCATATTCAAAATTATATTCAGGTAAAGATAAATTTAAAATATTCTTAACAAATGAAATCAGTGTATCTTTTAACTTTTCATCTATTTTTGTTGTATTTTTAAATTTGTGTATTATATCTTTTATATAATTTATAGAATCTGTATTATCTGAATTATCTTTATTGTCACATACGTCACATTCATATGATGATGGATCATTATATATATTATATATAACTTGATATAATTTAATAATTGAATCTATTGATTGTTCTGTTGATTGTTCTGTTGATTGTTCTGTTAATTGTGCCATAATTATATATTTATTATATTATTAATCATATTTATTAATAATATATATCAATATCTTAACAATTCAATTTTTATCATATATATTAATCATTATTGTATCACCTGAATTATCACAATAAAATACATTATATGAATATAATATTTTTGCTATTTTTTTTATTATTTTTTGTTCATTGATATTATCAATATGATAAAAATGTAAATATTTGTTAATATAACTTAATAAATTATTATCTAATTTTATATAATTTATATAAATACAAATACAATGTTTATTATAAATTTGTGATAATAGATGTACATCATTTATAAAATTATGAACATTATTATTGATACAGAAACAAATAAAAAAAGTAGTATTATTATAATTATAATCAATGATATAATCTATTGAATATATATTTAATAAATTTATTATATCATTTTTTATATATACTTTTTGTCGTGATAATAAAAGCTGATTATAAATAATATTTGAAATATTCATGTCTTATGATATATATTATAATCGAATATATATTATAATCTAATACATAATTTAATACATAATTTAATACATAATTTAATACATAATTTAATATAAATCATTCATTTGTTGATTTAATAATTTATATAGATCAATAGATTTATCATATTCTGATTTATTACCAGTAACAACATCTACTGAAAAACCTATTTTTAAATTTATTTGTTTTTCTTCATTTATTTTCTTACGTAATATCAATAATTTTTTAAATAATTCTTGACAAATATTCATACTACATCTTATATAATTTGCTTCATTTTTTTCTTTTACTTCTTCACTTATTTTTTGTAAAACTTCTTTAGAAAATAATACACCTAAACATCTCATAAAATTTATAGATTTTTCTTCACCAAATAAAGCAAAATTAAATATAATACGTTCTGGTTGAATGCCAATTGATATACATTTATTAACATAATCTACAATTGTTTTTTCAAATAATTCATAATTATAAACCATTTGAGTTATAAAAAATTTACAATTATTTTGTGTTTTTTTTACCATTAAATCTGTTTCAAAATCACCTCTTTCTGGTAGACATACACTTCCTGACATAACATCTAGATGTTTTGTTTTAACTTCGTCATTAATATAATCTGCAGGTGTTCTGCCATTTATTTGAGGTAATTTTCTAGAATTTCCTCCAATCCATACTAATGTTTTTTGATTTCTTTTTATAATAGTATCATTCATCCAAGTATCTATTATAGTTTTTCTTTCTGCTTCAGATATTTCTGGTTGTAATGATTTTTCTGGTAATGCTCTATATAATATTATAGGATTATTTGGAAATTGTTTTGATATGAAATTTGCAAATATATCAGCTTGTTCTTTTTTTATAAATTTAAATGGTCTTGGTTGTCCATCTTTGCATTGTTCATCTTGTATATCATATACAACTAATGCACTTGGATTACATCCATCTACTACTTTTTTTATTCTATTAAAATGTTCAATCTTCATATTTGATGATGCACAATCATTTGGCGCACCTAATGCATATACACCAATACCGTGCGTATCATCAATAATATGTGCTTGTAATTCTTTATGTCCAGAACCAATCAAACTCATTTTTAATTGATTATATTTGCTTTTATATTTTGAATATTTTTCTTGATAATTCATATATAATATTATTAAGAAAAATAAAAAAAATATAAAAAAAATATAAAAAATAATATATCATAATACATTATAATACATCATAATACAATTTTTTCAGGCGGTTAAAAGATACTAATATTATGATCAAAACGATTTTTTGTTTTGATAATAGAATAAATTGTAGTATTTATTGTATTACTTATTGTATTACTTATTGTATTACTTATTCAGAACATACATTATTATGATATGATATGATATGATATGATATGATATGATATAATATATTCATTTTTTTATGATTATTATTTTATGATTATTATTTTAGAAATATTTTAGAAATATTTTAGAAATATTTTTATAAAAAAATTTTTTTTTTTTTAGTGTATAAAAATTTTCTTAAATTTCGACAAAATTTTGTCGATTTTGTAGAATTACGAACATGTAAAGAAAGTCATTTATCACAGTTTGTGATAAGTTGATTGATTTTATCACGATTTTTTATGTAGACATGGTTTCTTTTCGACAACTTATCACAAACTGTGATAAATTTTATTTTTTATCACAATTTGTGATAAATTTTGATTTTTTTGTCGAAAAACGTATAAGTAACATAAATAATTATATAAATATTATAAAAAAGTTATAATATATAATAAATTTATGATCAGTTTATGTATTGAAAATATATAAAAATTAATATTATATATATATTATATATTGAATGTCATATTTATGTAAAATATGTCAGAAAACATTCAAATATGATTATTTATTAATACGACATATGAATAAAAAAATAACATGTGATAAAAAACTATTAATTAAAAATAATGATATTATCAAAAATATTAATAATGAAATAGAATTACAAATAAAATTATTAGATGATAAAATAAATGATATTTATAATAAATCACTTGACAATCTATATTTATGTAATTTTTGTAATAAAGAATTCAAATTAAAAGGTAATCTTAAAAGACATATGGATAGGTATTGTATAGAAAAGAAAAAAATACTAGAAGAAAAAAATATACTACTATTAGAAAAAAAAATTAATGAAAATTTTATGGAAACAAATAAAAAATATTTTATTAATAATAAACAAAATGATAATAATATTAATAATATTGATAATATTGATAATATTGATAATAATATTGATAATAATATTAATATTAATAATGATAATACTATAAATAATATTAATAATATTAATGATATTACAAATAATACTATTAATGTAAATTTTAATATAAATAGTAATGATATTAAATTAAATTCATTTGGAAAAGAAGATGTTTCACATATCACAACAGCCGAATATAAAAAAATATTATCAACATTCTTTACAGGATTTATTGAATATATCAAAAAAATACATTTTGATGATAGAATGAATGCAAATCATAATGTTTATATGTCAAAAGTAGATTCAAAATATGCATATATTTATGACGATAATCAATGGAATATACAAAAAAAAGAAGAAATAATTGATAAAATAATTTCAAAAAAAAAAATATTATTAAATAATATCAGTAGTGAATTACTTGAAAAAGGACAAATAACTGATAATATTTATGAATTGCATGCAGAATTTAATATGAACTGTATTAATGGAGGTAAGGAATGTGAAAAATCATTAAGTAAAGATGTAGAATTATTATTATATAATTATAGAAATAAAATATTAGATAAAAATAATAATAATAATAATAATAATAATAATAATAATAATAATAATAATAATAATAATAATAATAATAATAATAATAATAATATAAAAACTTTGAAATAATATCATATATTTTTTTTAATTTTATTCTATTTTTTAAATTTTGATTTTTATGTGTATATTCATAAGTTATATAATTACTTTTTATATTTGTAGTAAATAAAATATATAGATAAATTATACAAAAAATATACAAAAATTATAAAAAATTTATAAAAAATTTATAAAAAATTTATAAAAACTTTTTTTAAATTTACAGAAATATTTTTATAAAAAAATTTTTTTTTTTGAGTGTATAAAAATTTTCTTAAAATTCGACAATTTTTTGTCGATTTTGTAGAATTACGAACATGTAACGAAAGTCATTTATCACAGTTTGTGATAAGTTATATAAATTTATCACACTTTTTTATTTATACATGATTTCTTTTCGACAACTTATCACAAACTGTGATAAATTTTATTTTTTATCACAATTTGTGATAAATTTTGATTTTTTTGTCGAAAAACGTATAAGTAACATAAATAAAATAATAATTAATAAATAATGTGAATATATAACATAAAAAATTATAAAAATAAAAATATAAAAATATAAATTTATAAAAATTATAAAAATTATAAAAATTAAAAAAAATTTATAAAAACTTTTTTTAAATTTACAGAAATATTTTTATAAAAAATTTTTTTTTTTGAGTGTATAAAAATTTTCTTAAAATTCGACAATTTTTTGTCGATTTTGTAGAATTACGAACATGTAACGAAAGTCATTTATCACAGTTTGTGATAAGTTGTATAAATTTATCACACTTTTTTATTTATACATGATTTCTTTTCGACAATTTATCACAAACTGTGATAAATTTTATTTTTTATCACAATTTGTGATAAATTTTGATTTTTTTGTCGAAAAACGTATAAGTAACATAAATAAAATAATAATTAATAAATAATGTGAATATATAACATAAAAAAATAAAAGATCATAAGATATTTTTAACAATCACAAGAGAATCCATAATGTTCTTGTAAATATATCTTATGATCTTTTATTTTTTTATTTTCAATATAACTATCATAAATTTCTTCATATTTATTTATATTTCTATTCGCATATACATACATACAACCATTATCTTTATTGAATGTAAATCTAACATTAGGATTACATGAATGATTTATTTTTGCAATGATTGGTAGAGTTAATGGTCCATAATTATTTCCTTCAAAAGCATTATATAAGTATTTTGCAAAATAGAATTCTATCTCTTCTTTAGAATATATTTGAAAAAAATTATATAATTTAAGATCAATATTTTTAATAGATTTTATTAAATTATGAATACATTTTATCATTTCTGTTTTTTTATAATTATATGTTCTTGGATAAATATCAATAATATTTTTATTATTTTTATTTATTAAATATAATTGTATCATTTGTAATGTTCTATCTATATTTTTCTCACCAAACAAATTAAATTCAGGATATTCTATTATTAATAAATCATTCTTATTTATATTTTGTATAGATTGTATTTTATGATAATCTTTTGTTTTTATAATTTGTATTTTATTAGAAATAAAATTAATCATGTTAGTATTAGTTATATTAGTATTAGTCATGTTAGTATTAGTCATGTTAGTATTAGTCATGTTAGTATTAGTCATGTTAGTATTAGTCATATTAGTATTAGTCATGTTAGTATTATCAATATTTTTAGGATTATTTTTAGGATTATTAAAATATTGTATCATTTATAAATGATATTATTTGGTATGATTAACTTTTTTATTATAGTTACAACTTTATAATTTCTTATATATTCAATTTTTATAAAAATAAAAAAATAAATAAAAAAATAAATAAAAAAATAAATAAAAAATACTAATATTTAATAATATTTAATAATATTTTTTTTATTCATCATATTCTAAAATTTTATCAATTTCTGGATCATTTATATCAACACACTCGTCAATCTCATTAAAATTATCTTCCCAATATGTTTTTTGTCGTAATTTATCATTTAATAAAGTATTCACATCGATATATTGTACAACTTCAATTGGATTCCAAATAAATCCTACTAATTTTAAATATTTTGGATTTTCATTTTTATCATTAAATATTATATTTGCATATCTAATATATTCCATTGATGTTTGAATTTTTTTATATAGAGTACCATCAAGATTAAATACATCTAATATACCTGCACCATTTTGTATAACAGTAAATATCTTATCAAGACAAATAAAATATATTCCTTTAGTATAATTAGTCGCTATAATTTTAGACCAACAATATTTTCCATTCATATAGAAGTCTATGATATTTTCCTCAAAATCAATATACATTTTTTCAGATATATTATTTTTATGATTTAATTTCTCCAAAAATATTAATTCGATTTCATGTGTCTTATATATTCCACCAAGATTATTTGAAATCTCTCTTTCTTTATCTGTTTTTTTAAATTTATATTTATATTTATCAGTTATTAATTCACATATCATTTTATCATCCGATATATTAAAAATTATATTATCTGTTGATGATAGAATATTATATCTTGATAATCTGTATATCATACATCCTGTTTGTATACACAAATAATCTATACATAATGTATAATTGTTTAGATGCGTATATATAATCCAATCTTGTGGATGTTCAATAATTCCTGTATGATTTGAAAAATCAAGATTTGAAAAATCAAATTCATGAGTATTAGATGGATATGGTTTGATAGACATAATTTTATAATATAATTAACTTTAATTAAGTTAAATTACTTTTATCTATTTTTTTCAATTTTGTGTAAATAAATAAATTTTATAATATAATTAACTTTTATAATATAATTAACTTTTATAATATAATTAACTTTTATAATATAATTAACTTTAATTAATTTTATCTATTTTTTTCATTTTTTTACTCATCATATGTATATTTATAATCTGAATAATTAATAAAAGCTTTTGGAATTGGAGTGATATAATCATTAATAATTTTTTTTGCGTAAGTTGGTGTAATTGTGGTATTAGAATTTACAATCTTACTATTTTCCATATGAATTGTACCAGTAAATGCAATTTCAGGGTCATAGTCAGATTCAATTGAAATACAAGTCCAATCAAATGTTGATATTTCGATATTTACATTAATAACACCATTTTCAATAAATGTGCTATCATTAAGGTTATAAACATAATTTTCATAAATATTATACATTCTGTCATCAGAAATCTTAATATCATAATTAATCAATTCCCCCATATTATATTCGCAATGAAAATCATAATATTTGCATGAATATGTAGTGAGACCATGACGCAAATTATCAATAAAAAATGCTTGCTCAATAATAGATCCGTTATGATTTTTTACAATAAAATGTCCATTAAGTTTTCCAGATACAAGATAATATGTATAGAATTCATTACCATTAAAATAATACTCAGTAACAGAACCTGTATAATTATCATATTTTTCTTTGTTCATTTCATAGAATTTATGAAAATCAAGATTCTTTCTTTTCATAAAGACTCTTATGGGATGCTTTCGCAGATAATATTCTGAATTGATAGCATAACCAGGAACCTTACGTAAAATTTTTCCATTTACATCTTCGATTTGCAAGATTTTAAATCGTGCAACATTTAAATGAATATTCTCATTCTCTGGTGGCTCGGTCATATTAAATTCTACCGTCCAAACATATTTTCCCTGTCTGGAATAGCCAATGTAAATTTGTGAATCATTTGATTCCATTTTTGTATAATATATTATAAATAAAGTATACATAAATCTAATAATTAAAATTTTCAATTTTTAATATTGTGAGTACAGAATAACAAACTGCTGAATAATACCAATCAAATATACCAATCAAATATACAAATCAAATGTACCAATCATAAGTTTGACAAACCATACTATCTCGGTAAATCCATGTACAATTAACATTATATTATAAAAATAAAAAAAATAAAAAAATTAATCATACAAAAAAGATGATGGATATTCGCTTTCCTCCATATAAATATCTAATTTTTTAGCTTTTCCATTTAGTTTTGCTTCTTTGTGTTTCATTCGATAAAAATCATAATATGCAAAAGTAATACAAATTAACATACCAATCGAAAAAGTAAAAGCAAACACAGCAAAATAGAAACTAATGAAATTCATTTCTGAAACAATAAATATTCCATTAATATTTTCATAATAGATAATAGTATTTGAATTGTATTGTGTACAATTTTGATAATTATTAAAAATACATTTATCATACATATAATAAATAGTTTTATTCTGTTTTACTTTGTAGATAGGCATTGTATATGTAATATTATTGACGACCATAATATTAACAATAACACCAGTACGATAGATTTTGTCCTGATAATCATTCAAAAGAAAAATACCCATTGAGAACAAAAATAAACATATAAAAACCATATATTTGTAATATTTAACTTCTTGGATCCAGATTTGGCGCATTTTTATAACAAGTGTATAAGTATATTATATAACATATTTTTTAAATAACACAGATAAATGTTAAATTCAATTTTTTTTTGAAAAAAATTGAATTTAATAAAGTAAGTATTATTTATTATATTATAATTTAAGAATAATTCAAGTATAAATAATAATATATAACACATAATGGAAATAATTAATAAAATTGATATTACTAAACATAATATTTTTGATAATCATTATATGAAAGGATGTATATCGGGTATGTTTGGTATTTTAATTAGTCACCCTGTTGATTCAATTAAAACACATATACAAACGTATAAAAATTTATCAGGATTTAATTATAAACCTACATATTTATATCGTGGAATTATGTCACCGCTTTTAGGAGTTGGTCTTGAAAAATCTCTGGTTTTTGGTACATATAACTTTTGTCATTCAAAAAATAATATGAATGTTCCAGTATCTGGTGCAATTTCTGGTTTTATTGCATCACTTGTTGTTTCACCATACGAACGTATTAAAATTTTACGTCAAAATAAAACTAATTTTCTTTGGAAAGATTGCTTAAAACCATCTTTTATTTTTAAAGGATTAAGTGTAACATTTATAAGAGAAGTACCTGGATTTGCAATTTATTTTTCTACGTATGAATATCTTAAAAATAAATATTATATATTAAAAAATAAGGATATTGATATTATCTCTAGTTTTGTATTTGGTGGAATTGCAGGTTCGAATGCATGGTTATTCATTTATCCACAAGATAGAATAAAAACAATTATTCAATCGAATAATAATGAAAAAATAAAAATAAGGGATTTAATATATTCAACTTATAAAACTGGTGGTATTAGACAATTTTATTCTGGATTTAGTATGGCTGTAGTTAGGGCAATTTTATTACATAGTGGAACATTCTCAATGATGGAAATATTGAATCAAATGTAATATATTTTTTTATTTATTTTTCAATGATCATCGTATTAATTAGTAAAAAAAATTGAAAAATAATATTATTTATAGATATTATGATATATGATATATGATATATATTATACACAAGAATGACGGATATTATTATCCCCAATGATATGTATGAACGTTTTTATAATAAGATAATGACATTAGATGATGTTAAATATCTTATTGATATTCTTAATAAAGATAATATAAAATATATTTATTTTCTATATTTTATAAAAAAATTTATAAGTACATATAATGGTGACATATCTTTACCAACTTGGTATGTTAAATTAACAAAAAAATGTAATATGTGCAACAATTCTGTAATTATTAAAGATCATGATGTTTTTAATATGCATTATTATTGTATAAATTGTAAAATTTTAAATATATTTACAAAAAAATCTATTATTGATGAAAATATTAATAATAATTTTTATGATTTCATAAAAAAAAATTAAATAAAAAAAAATTAAATATATAAATATATATTAGTATAAAAATGGAATTTCACAAAAAATATTTAAAATATAAAAATAAATATTTACAATTAAAAAATATGATGGGAGGTGATATTGAAAAAGAATTACAAGATGGTAAAATATTGATAAAAGGTGTAGAGGATCATGTTGCGGCGCTAGCACCTCATGAATTAACGCATGATAAACAAGGTGTTTATGATTTTATCAAAAAAAAAATAAGTATATTTCTATTTTATCATAAAAAAAATGGGTTAGACTTACGATCTTTATTTAATAATAATAATCAACAAAATCAAAAAAGAACAGATGATGAATTTGTTGAATATTTATTTAGTTTTATTTTAAATGTTATAGATAATTTATTACTAAAAAGATATAATCAGCCTAATAAGGATACAGATCAAGTAGAATTAATATATAATAATATTCATGGATTATCAGGAGACAATAATAATTTTGGATTATGGTATATTGTGAATGGTAACGATTTTGAAAAATCATGTAATGGTAAAACATGGTTAACAATTGATAAATATTATGTACAATTTTTATTTTTCACAACAGATGGATATTTAAATTTTACGATATACGCTGATCCAAAAGGCACAAATTTTGATGACCCACAAAATGCATTAACAAATAAAACAGATATTTATATAAAATTTACTGATATAAAATTTAATGTTGAATATAAAGAAAATCTAAAAGTAATATTAGAGGAAAAATATAAATCAAATATGGATGAAGTAATTAATTACATGTATAAACATTATATAACTAAACAAAATCCGTTTATTGCATTTTTAGGAAAAGCAAGATTCTGGGCAGGTGATAAATGTGAAGATGACATAACAGAAAAAATAAGAGTAGAAACACAACATATCAAAAAATTAAGAACTTATATTAAATGTACTGATAATTTTAGTGCATCACAAAATGCATATAAATATACAAAAGAATTATATTCAAATTTATTGTTTAGAAATTGTAATTTAGGATTTATTAGTGGAGGTTATAGTGGTGTAGGAGCTACACAATTTGGAATTACAAGATCTGGCTATGAAATGGCAAAAAAATATGAAAAACCGATAGTAACAATAATGTGTAATGCGGGTAGATTTGATAAAAATGAACATTCAGATGCTACTGGTTTTTATGGTATGCATTGGAGTGATGACACACGTGCATTATCTACATTTGCTGATGCAGCAATAATGATAGCACCATTTGGTGCATGGTCGCAAATAGAATTATTTTATTTATCATATAAAAATAAACCATGCTCAATATATTTTAGTTATACTTATACAGAATCATTAGAAGATTATTTTAATAAAAATATAGACCAAATAACTGAAGAAAACACAAGAAGAAATTTAAATATAACTTTAACGAATATTCATGATTTATTTATGACAAAATTTGATTATTTAGAAAAAGATAAATTTGGTCTTAAACAAAATATTGGACAAATTTTTACAAAAAAACATGATTTAGGAAGTGCTGATATATATGGTATTGATATATTATTTAATAATATGTATTATGATAAAGGTAATAGAAAAATAAAACTAAATCAAAAAATGGACGATATACTTACAAAATTTTCTAAAAATAATAAAGTTACACCATACACAATATGGTATCCACATTATATAAAAGATACAGAAATTAATGAAAAAAATGGAATACCGGTTTTTATAAACTATAGAGATATTTCAAATTATACTTTAAATAAATTAAAAGATAAAAGCATTATACAAAATAAAATACGTTTATTAGACAAATATGTAACTATACCTAAAAAAAATTTTTTTAAAAAAAAAATGCAACTAACACTAAATAGAAACTTAGAGAAACCATTTAATGAATTTACCGGATCATATGAAAAAGATAATGATATACTGATAGAAGCTCTTGATGATGATTTTGACAGAACATTATTATAACCATATAAAAATGTTGTGTAAAAATAAATTTATATTTTACGAATAACTTGATGTAATTTAAATTGATCTGTTTTCAATCCATTTTTTAATTTTGTTATTATATTATTATAATTTATCAGTGTATCACATGAATAAAGATCAATTGAACATTTATTATGTTCTGGATAGGTATGAATTGAAAAATGACTTGTAGATAATAAAAATATACATGTAAAACCCTGTGGATCAAATTTATGCATTGTTTTATTTAGAACTACAAAATTTTCACTAACTGCAACATCATTCATTAATTCTAATATATAATCTGTGTTTTCAAGTAAATCAAAATCTACTTTGTCAAAATCTAACATAATATGAAATCCCATCATATATTCATTTTTATCTGAATTATCTTTATTTATATCAAAATAAGAGAAATGTTTTTCTGGAAAATAATATTTAGTTATTATTTTATTTATATTATAATTTTTAAAATCTAGAAATGTATTAATAGGATGGATTTGATTTGAATGAAATTCTATTATAAAATTATCTAATGTAATTTTATGTTTATAATTACTATTTATATTTGGTAAAGATTTAATCCAAAAATAATCCATTATACTTTTATATTGTTCTTGTTTTATCATCATAATCTTTGTATTTTGTAATAATTTATTTATTATATCATTATTTTCTATAATATTAAAATTATCAATATAAATTATATCATATTTTTTATTAATATCTATAAATTTTTCTGTATTAATTGTATCAATATTTGATATGTTATATTTCGATATTTCATTTTTTATATTATCATATTTTTCTATTATTAAAATTTCTATTTTTTCATTTTTTATATCTAAATATTGAATTGGAATGTGTACAAATAATTCATTTGATCTTATATTAAGCATATTTAATATAAAATATATGTATTATATTATATGTATTATAAATATTATTGTATAATACAAAATATAAATGATTAATATTATAAAATAATAATAAATCAACTTTTTTTTACTTTTTTACTTTTGCAATCAACTTTTGCAATTATCATTTGCAATTATCATTTGCAATTAAAGCCATATAAAATAATGGAAATATAATCTTTAATGCTTTAATTGAAACATCAACAGCTGGATCTAAAACTTTATCAATATAATGAATAACTTTATTTACTACTATTTGGTCTATTCCTAATACTTTTAATCCTGCCATTACCGGAGCAGCAGCAATTTTAAATTGTTTATCTGCAATATTCATTCCCATTTTAGCAGAAGATTTTAATTCTGAAGAAGCAATTGATGTTGCAAATTTTATCAATCCAGATCCTTTATGATGTGAACGTGAATGTGTATGTGTATGTGAATGTGAATGTGAATGTGAATGAGAACGTGAACGTGTATCTTTAACACCGAGTGATACATATATGTGATGAATAAATTTATTCATTAATTTTTTAAAATTTTCTGGATGTTTAAATAAATGTTGTGCTTCTTCTGGTAATCCTTCAAATATTTCTTTAAAAGTATTAAAAGATATAACATTTAATGCTTCAAATGCAATTACAGCAGCCGGACCTACTTCTGGAATTGTTGATATCCAATCTTCAATATTTGTTTTTAATTTATCAAATAATTCTGGTAAATATGTACAAATAATTTGTTTTTCTTCATCCGGCAGTTCTCCCCAAAGATTATTATATTGTTTTTGTACACCCTTCGGTCCATGAATAAAAGAAATTTTTAATAATTTTTTAAAAACTTCTTTAGAATTTAAAATAGACATTAAATCATTAAAAAATTGTACTGTAGATAATGAAACATTAATAAAAGCTTCTACTTCCCCTAATATTGGTATTTCTTCTGAACCATATTTAATAACCATTAATACTTTTTTAAAAAATCCAGGCATAGATTTTTTTTTATAAATAAATTTCTGTAATTTAGATGATTTATGTAATTTAGATGATTTATGTGATTTATGTGATTTGGATGATTTATGTGATTTAGATGATTTAGATGATTTAGATGATTTTTTACCAGAGGCAGATATATTTTTTAGTTCAATATATTTAATTTTATATTTTAAATATTTTTGATAATAATTATCATTATTATTCATGCTATTATTCATGATATTATTATTCATGCTATTATTCATGCTATTATTCATGCTATTATTCATGCTATTATTATTCATGATATTATTATTCATGCTATTTATAATAATGATTAATACTTTTTTTATTTATGTAAAAAATGATTTTATAAATATATTATAAATAATTATTCCTTAAAATAATTATCACAAATCATCACAATTTTTATAGAAAATGTGACGAGTATGATTATTTGATACCGATGTAATGGTACAATATACAACTTTGTCAGGTCAGACATATGATAGATATCATAGATATCATAGATATTATCATTTATATCAATAGAATGAATTATATGATGAGATTAAAGAAATAAAAGAAATAAAAGAAATAAAAGAAATAAAAGAAATAAAAGAAATAAAAGAAATAAAAGAAATAAAAGAAATAAAAGAAATAAAAGAAATAAAA